TCGACGGCGCCTCGTGGGAGTGCGAGACGGTCGAGGACTGGTCCGGCCTCGGCAACTTCTACAAGGTCATCGTCCTCAAGGTGGGTGACTAGTGTCGTACGCGACCGTCGCCGACATGGAGGACGCGATCCGGGCCTGGGTGAAGGCGGGCACCGGCTTCGACGACGCGCACGTGTTCTTCTCCGACCAGAAGATCGAGCGCCCCTCGGCAGGCCCGTACGCGACCATCCGCGTCCAGTCGATCGAGCACCTGGGCGCGCTCACGGACGTGAACGCGTACTACGACGCCGGCCGCGACCCCGGCACCGAGATCGAGCTCCGCGTGGAGTGCCAGGTCAACGTAGTCGTCCAGGTCCAGATCTGGAAGGGCCCGACCGTGTCTGGCTCCCTGGCGCCCAGCTCGGTGTCCGTCGCCAACCAGGTCCAGCTCGCCATCGAGCTCCCCAGCGTCCGGGAGGCCCTCGACGCCGCGGGGATGTCCCCGCACACCTGGACCCAGGTGCAGAACCTCGGCGCCCTCCTCGGGACGGCCTTCGAGGGGCGCGCCACGTTCGAGGTGGAGTTCTACGCGGTCATGGCGACGTCCGAGTACACGGGCTACATCGCCGAGGTCGATCTGACCGACACCGGGACCGGCGTAACGTACGATATCACCTGAGGAGTAGGACATGCCCGACGTCAGCAGCATCGTCACCGTCAACATCACCGCGACCTCGCCGGGCGTGACCCGCGCGGGCTTCGGGGTCCCGCTCATCCTGGGAACGCCTTCGTGGGCCACCGACCGCGTCCGCAGCTACGCGGACATCAGCGGCGTGGCCGCGGACTTCACCACGGACCGGCCGGAGTACAAGGCGGCCGCGGCCATCTTCGCGCAGAACCCCAAACCGCCCGAGCTCATGATCGGCCGGCTCGCGCTCAAGCCGACCCAGCGCTACACGATCACGCCGAACGTGCAGAACCTCACGAACTACACGATGACTGTCGACGGCCAGACGGTCACGTACACGTCGGACGGAACCGCGACGGCGACCGAGATCGTCAACGGCCTCCTGGCCCTCATCAACGCGCTCGCGGCGCCCGCCCCGACCATCACGGCGTCGAACGTGTCCAGCACGCTCCGGCTGACGTCGAACTCGGCGGGTGACTGGGACAGCGTCTCGGTCGCGGACCCGACGCTGCTCGACATCGTCGAGGACCACGCTGACCCCGGCGTCGCGACGGACCTCGCGGCCATCCTCCTGGCTGACAACACCTGGTACGCCTTCGTCAACCCGTGGAACAGCACGGCGATGGTGGCGGCCGCGGCGAGCTGGGCGGAGACGAACAAGCGCCTGTTCGTCGCCGACATCCAGGAGGCCCAGTTCGTGACCCACGCGAAGTCGGGTGCCACGGACGAGGCGGCCGCGCTGCAGTCGGCTGCCTACCGCTACACGAGCGCGTGGTATCACCCGGACAACGGGCAGTTTCTCGCAGCCGCGCTGGTCGGCAAGTGCCTGCCACTCGACCCCGGCTCGGAGACCTGGGCGTTCAAGACGCTGGCCGGCGTGACCCCCGGCCCGACCCTGACGTCCACCCAGCGCGGCAACGCGCTGGCCAAGAACGGCAACGTGTACGAGACGATCGCGGGCGTCAACGTGACGGAGTTCGGCACGGTCGCGTCGAGCGAGTTCATCGACGTCGTGCGGTTCACCGACTGGCTGGTGGCCCGCATCGGCGAGCGGATGTTCGGCGACCTCGCCTCGAACATCAAGATCCCGTACACCGACAAGGGCATCGCCCAGCTCGCGGGCGACCTCGACAACGTCCTCGCCGAGGGCGTCGAGGTTGGCGGCCTGGAGAGCTACACCATCCAGGTGCCGCGGGCGGCGGACGCCGACCCGTCTGACCGCGCCGCGCGTGTGCTCAAGAACCTGAACTTCACCGGCACCCTCGCGGGCGCCGTGCACAAGCCGACCGTCAACGGCACGGTGTCGGTGTAAGGAGAGACCATGGCCGTCAAGACCTACGATCCCGGGCAGCACTACGCCACGTTCGCGAACATCCCCATCAGTGGCTTCGCGAAGGGGACGTACATCACCGTCGAGCGCCTCAGCGAGGCGTTCAGCTCGGAGGCCGGCGCGCAGGGCGAGGTGGCCCGCACCCGCAAGCGCGACAAGCGCGGCTCGGTGAAGTTCACCCTCATGGCGACGTCCGCCTGCAACGACCTCCTCAGCGCCGTGGCGGCGCTGGACGAGTCGAACGGTCAGGGCGTCGGGCAGCTGTCGATCCGCGACGGCAACGGCACCACGGTCGCCGCGGCCACCAACGCGTGGATCAAGAAGCTGCCGTCGGCCGAGTACGCCGACGAGATGCCGAACCGCGACTGGGAGCTCGAGTGCGAGAACCTGCGCCTCGTGGTCGGTGGTAACCAGTGAGCTTCGGGGAGCTCCCCGCGGTCCAGGTCAAGCTGGACGCGGTCCAGCTGGCCATCACCAACTCCGCGGCCGCCGGGCCAGCCGGCCCGCTCGACCCCGGGTACTACCGCGTGTCGAGCACCAAGGCCTGCCGGTTCCTGCAGGGCGGGTCCTCGGTGGCGCTGTCTGACAACTCCACCAAGGGCAACTACCTGCCCGCGAACACGTTCTTCCCCGACGTCATCAAGGTGACGGGGGCAACCGACGCGTACTTCAACGCTCGCACGGCCGTGGCGAGCGAGACGGGGACGCTGGAGATCACGGCGGTGCCCTCGCCGAGGGCCTCGTAAGACGGGAGCGAAGCGATGCTCAAGGTCGAGAAGCGCGAGATCGACGGGTCCGAGTACACCGTCACGCAGCTGGACGCGTGGCGGGCGATGCGTCTCCTCGCCCGGGTCGGCGCGGTCATCGGGCCGGCCCTCTCCGTGGCGGCCGACGCCGCGGCGACGGGGGACGTGATGGGGATGTCGGCCGACAAGGCCGGCAGCGTCATCGCGTCGCTCGCGGCCAAGCTCACGCCCGAGGAGCTCGAGGCCATCACCCGGGAGCTGCTCTGGAACGCGCTCCGCGACGACCGGCCCATCTCGGGCAAGCAGTTCGGCCTGGAGATGGCGGGCCAGATGGCCACCGTCTTCAAGCTGCTCTTCTTCGCGTTCGAGGTGAACTACGGGGATTTTTTCGACGCCGCCCGCGGCCTCCTGGCCAAGATGCCGAGGGCGGCCGCGCAGTTCGCGCCACCGGCGTCGACCACCTCGCCGACCAGTGGGCCTGCTGGCGCGTCTGGCTGAGCGGCCGGGCGAGCCTGCCCGAGCTCCAGACGATCTGGTCCATCGACGAAGTCCACGACGCCTGCGACGTCCTAGAGGCGCAGGCCCGAGCTGAGAGGGAGGCGACTGACAGATGACCGGCTCCGCCACCCTCAAGGAATTCTTCATCTCGCTCGGCCTCGACGTCGACCACGACGCCTTCGTCAAGGGCGCCTTCGCGGTCAACCAGATCGCGAGTGCCGTCCGCGAGGTGGTCGCGGTCGGCAAGCGCGCCCTCGGCGTGCTGCCCGACCTCGCCGGCCACGTGGCCGACGTCGCGCACGAGGCGGTCCTCGCGGCCGAGCGGACGGGCCTCACCACCGACGCCATCCAGGAGCTCAACTACGCGGCCGCCACGGCGGGCGTGGGCAGCGAGCAGATGGTTCACGGGCTCGGCCACCTCGCGCGCGCCCTGAACGAGGCGAAGACCAAGGGCGGCGAGGCAGCCACGGCCTTCCAGTCGATCGGGGTCGACCCGACCAAGCTCAACAACGCGCAGGACGCCGTCAACGCGGTGGCGGACGCCTTCGCGAAGATGAAGCAGGACGACCCGCGCAAGCAGACGGCGGCCATCGAGCTCTTCAGCCGCGCGGGCCTCGAGCTCATCCCGGTCCTCGACCAGGGCTCGGCCGGGTTCGCCAAGCTCGCCGCCGCGGCTCACGAGGCCGGAGTCGTCCTCGACAAGGACGCCATCCAGAAGGCCGAGGAGTACAAGCAGCAGCTCCTCGTCTTCCACGCGAACGTGGAGGGCCTCAAGAACTCCATCGGCAGCGAGCTCATCCCGGTCTTCAGCGAGATCGTGAAGGGCGTGCTCGCCTGGGTGCGGGCGAACCGGGCGTGGCTGCAGCAGAAGATCCACGGCTTCGTGACGGCGCTCCGCGGCGCGCTCCAGTTCCTCGCCAACGTCCTCCAGTTCGTCATCAAGTACTGGAAGGCCTTCGCCATCGTCATCGCGGGTGTCGTGGTCGGGCCGTTCGGCGCGCTCCTCGCCGCCATCGCGACGCTGGGATCCCACTTCGGCACGTTCGGCAAGATCCTCGCGGGGATCGCCGTCGCCGTCGCCGCGTTCTGGTTCCTGGCTGCCTCGCCCATCGCCCTCATCGTGGGGATGCTGGTCTTCATCGGCCTCCTCATCGACGACATCGTCGGCGGCATCGAGGGGAAGCGCTCGGTGGTGTTCGAGCTCTTCGAGCACTTCAGCAAGTTCCTCGACGACTGGCTGCGCCCGAAGCCGAGCGACCCGTGGTACCTCACCTTCCTCAAGTCGATGGTGTACCTCGTGACGCACCTCGAGGAGGCGTGGCACAACTTCGTCGACGCGCTCCTCGGCGAGTCGACCGAGGCCATGGACGCGCTCGACCCGAACGGCGTCTTCCACACCAAGAAGAAGACCTACGCGGACTCGGCCTCGGCCGAGCACTTTCGCCGCCGCAACACGTCGGCCGAGGTCAACAACGCCCTCGACGCCGTGAACGCCGCCATCGCGCCGGCGCCCGTGTACATCCCGGCCCCGCCGACCATCGGCGAGACGAAGTTCTCCGTGGGTGCCATCAACGTCACCGTCCCCGCCGGCGCGAAGCCGGAGGAGATCGGGAGCCACGTCACGAAGGCCCTCGACGAGTGGACGAAGACGAAGATGCGTGAGACCCTGGCCGGGGTGTCCCAGTGAGCGTGACCCTGATGTACCGGCCGACCCTGGCCCAGATCGCCGACATCGTCCTCGACGCGTCCGTGAACGAGACGCACCAGGGCGACGTGGACGTGACGGACCACCCGGTCGAGGAGGGCGCGGACATCTCGGACCACGCCCGCGTGAAGCCCGAGACGGTCTCCATCGAGGCCGTCATCAGCAACACGCCCCTCAACTCGGCCCAGCAGAAGCGGGTCCAGTCGGCCCAGGGCGACGTGACGGCGGAGACGGTCGGCGTGGACTCGCCGGCCGGCGCGGTCGGGTTCGCGGAGGTTGGCTACGTCCGCCTCAAGCAGCTCAAGGACGCGCGGCAGCTCGTCAAGGTCATCACGGGCCTGCGCGTCTACGACAACATGATGCTGACGTCCCTGTCCATCCCGCGCAACGCGGGGGTCGGCGACGCTCTCCGGTTCACCGCCCAGTTCAAGCAGGTGCGTCTCGCCCAGGTCCGCGTCAAGATCGTCAAGGTCGCCAAGGAGCCGAAGGCGAACGCGAAGGTGGATACCGGCAAGCAGGTGGCCGGCCCGCAACCGACGCCCTCCACCAGCCTCCACAAGCTCCTCAACGGCGGCGCGGACCTCTTCGGCGCCAGTGACTCGCTGCGCGGCGTCGGGATCACGCCGGACTAGAACATGGCCCACGGCACCCTCTTCCAGATCCCCTGCTACGCGAACCTCACCCACTACGACATGCAGGTCGTGCTGGACGACGTGACGTTCACCCTCGAGTTCCGCTGGAACACGCGGGAGCAGGCCTGGTACATGCACGTCAAGCAGCAGGACGACACCGACGTGCTGGACAGCGTCAAGATCGTCATCAACTGGCCACTCGCCGCGCGGTACCGGGACCCGCGACTACCGCTGGGCTACTTCCTCGCGGTCGACTCGTCCGCGGCCCAGCAGGACCCGGGCATCAGCGACCTCGGTGACCGCGTCCAGCTCTACTACGTGCCGGTGCTAACGCCGTGAGCGACGTCATCCTCTTCGACCGCCAGTGCCGCCTCGTCATCGGGGCGCCGCTCGCCGAGGACTACAAGTCGCTCGCGGCGCAGATCGTCGAGATCGACGGCCTCCGCACCCAGTTCAAGATCGAGAAGACGCTCGACAAGTCGCCCAACACGGCGGAGATCACCGTCACCAACATGGCCGCGCGGACGCGCTCGTCGCTGCAGGCGAAGGGCTCGAAGATCATCCTGTCGGCTGGCTACAACTCCACGCTCGCCCAGATCTTTGTCGGCGACGCGCGGCTCATCGACCACGTGCGCAACGGCACGGACTGGGACACGAAGATCCAGGCGGGTGACGGCGAGCGCGCGTACCTCAACGGTCGCGTGTCGGAATCGTTCGCGGGCGGCGTGCGCGTGCCGACCATCGTGTCGAAGGTCTCCAAGTTCATCGGGCTCGACGCCAGCGACGCGGCGTCCAAGCTCAACGAGCTCCAAGGCGCGCAGTTCGTCAACGGCTACGTCGCCTACGGGCGCGCGTCAGCGGAGCTCGACAAGCTGCTCCGGGCGCGTGGCTACACCTGGAGCATCCAGGACGGGCGCCTGCAGATCCTCAAGCCGGGCGAGTCGGCCACCGAGCGCGTGGTGTCCCTCTCGAGCGACTCGGGTCTGATCGGGTCACCGGAGCACGGCACGGCCGACAAGAAGGACGCGCCCGCCGTGCTCAAGTTCAAGGCCCTGCTGTCGCCCGAGATCCGGCCGGGCGGCCGCGTGGACTTCCAGTCGGCCAAGCACAAGGGCCTCTACCGCGTGCTGCGGGTCACCCACACGGGGGACACCGCCGGTGGCGACTGGTACACCGAGGGCGAGGCCGAGCCGGTGAAGGCCTGATCCGGCCGGGCGATCAGCCCGCCGGGAGATAGGATCGTGACATGAGTGGTGGACCGACCCGCATCGCAGTTCTCGACGTCTCCGTCTCCGACGCCGACGCCGTCCTCAAGGCGGCCGACGCGACCCACAGCGGCCTGATGAAGGCCGGCGACCGCGCCAGCGTGGACGCCGCGCTGGGCGGCGGCGTGTGCGCCTCCGGCCGGCTGAAGCTGGCCACGGGCCCGACGGCAAACGACACCGTGACCATCGGCGGTCACACGTTCAAGTTCGTCGCCTCGCTCGGCGTCGTGGTCGCGCAGACGCAGATCCTCAACGGCACCGCCGCGCAGGCCCGCGCCCGCCTGGTGGAGGCCATCAACGGGACCGTGGACGCGACCAACGTGACCCCCGGGTCCACGCCCTTCTCGGGCTCGGTCGTGGCCGACGCGCTCGACACCGACAAGGTCCGCGTCCGCTCGGCCGACGCCCAGGGCGGGAACGCCGTCGGGTCCGCGGCCAGCGTCGCCGTCTCGTCCAGCCTCACGGCCGGCAGCGACGGCTGGGACGTGGCGAACCTGGACGAGACCGGCGTCCCCAACAACAAGAAGAAGGCGACCGGCCAGGTCACCATCACGGCGGCGATGGTCACCCGCGGGAAGGCGTACGTCGACCTCCCGTTCACGCCGACGCAGTTCACCTGGTCGGCGCGCACCTCGACCGGCGCCATCCGCGCCATCACCGACACGGTGAGCATCGAGGGCAGCGCGATCAAGATCACCCTCGCGGGCGGCGCCTCGCCGAACCTGCAGGCCGGCGACATCGTCGCGGTCACCGCGACGGAGTGACGTGTCCCGCACCCCGACCCACGCCGAGGTGATCCGGGCGGCGGTCGACGCGGCGCTCGGGGGTGTCCACACGGCCATCCCGGGCCGCGTCACGCGCTACGTCGCCTCGCTCCAGCAGGCCGACGTGAAGCCGCTCGTCTCGGGCTCGTACCTCGACGAGGACGGGAATCGCGTCGCGGCGGAGCTCCCGGTCGTGCCGAACTGCCCCGTGCAGTTCGCCTCGGGCGGCGGCCTCGCCTTCACGCACCCCGTGACGGTCGGGGACTACGGCCTCCTCGTGTTCTCGGAGGCGAGCCTCGACAAGTGGCTGGCCCGCTCGGGCGACGTCGTGGACCCGGAGGTCGACCACCGGTTCTCGCTGTCGGACGGGATCTTCGTCCCGGGCGTCCTGCCGTTCGGCGCGCCGCTCGGGTCCTTCCCGACCGACGCCGCGGGCGCGGGCGCGCCGGGCGGGTCGTACCAGGGCGTGGCGCTCGGGGCGACCCTCGCGTCGTACCTCAGCTCGCTGCACACGTGGCTCACCGGCCTCGCGGCGGCCGCCTCGTATATCACCCCACAACCGAGCGTGCCTGGCGTCGAGTCTGGCGCGCTCAAGGTGACCCCCTAGATGGCGAGCTTCGTCTACGACAACCCGGAGCCCGACTTCACCGCGAAGACGGACAAGACGCCCGTCGGTGGTGGCGACCCGACGAAGTACGTCCAGGCGTCGGAGTGGAACACGGTCACCGCGGACCTCAAGGACCTGCGGGACATGCTGAAGCGCGGCAAGTTCCACGGGTTCACCGCCCAGGCGTCCGACCCGGCCCCGGCGAACGTGACGTCGTACCTGTACGTCAAGAACGACAACACGCTCCACTGGATCCGGCCCGACTCGACCGACATCGCGCTGGGAGCGGCCCCGACCCTCTACTACCAGACGGTCAAGGCCGCCGGCACCTCGCGACCCCAGCAGTCCAACCTCAATTTCCTCGCCCGCCTTACGGCGACCGACAACGCGCCGACCACGGACATCGACCTCGCGACGTCGGGCGTCTCGGCAAACACGTACGCGAACGCGACGGTCACGGTGGACGTCTACGGCCGCGTGACCTCGGCGTCGGCTGGTACCCTCTACAACCAGACCGTCCAGGCGAACGGGTCGGACCTCACGCAGCGGGCGAAGATCAACTTCAGCGCGCTCCTGGCGGCGACCGACAACTCGGGTTCGGCCCGCACCGACGTGACCCTGTCCAACACGGCCGTCACGCCGGCCTCGTACACCCTCGCGTCGATCACCGTGGACCAGCAGGGCCGCCTGACCGCGGCGTCGAGCGGGGCCATCACCGTCGGCACGACGGGCCTCACGAGCGGCACGGCGGGCAGCGTCCTCTACGTTGCCTCGGGCCCGATCCTCCAGCAGGACAACTCGAACTTCTACTACGACGCGTCGAACCACCGGCTCGGCATCGGCGCCGGGACCTCGCCGTCGAGCACGCTCCACCTCGCGGGTGGCGTGTCGGTCGCGACCGAGACGCAGACGGCCGCGTCGTCGGGCTCGGCGACGGGCTGGCTGTACACGGGCGGCGCGCACACCTCGCTCACGACGACGGCCGAGTGCATCGACGTCGACTTCGCGATGAACCGGACCGTCCAGCACGCGACGGGCTCCGTGACCCTCCAGCGCTCGGTGGTCTTCCGGTCGCCGACGTACTCGGCCGTCGGCTCCTCGACGTTCTCGGACACCGCCACGGTCTACATCCAGGGCGCGCCGACCGCGGGCTCGAACGTCACCCAGACGCGCAAGTGGGCGCTCCTCCTAGGCGGCGACCGCATCGGCATCGGCACGTCGGGTGCGGCCGCCTCGACGCTCGGCGCCGACGTCGGCGTGGAGATCAAGGGAGGCACGGTCACCGCGTTCACGACGCGCAACGCGGCCGAGGGCGCGCTCCTGACTTACTCGACGAACGAGGTCGGCGTCGGCGCGATCTCGAACAGCCCGCTCCAGCTCGTCTCGAACAACACGAACCGCTGGACCATCGCGGCCGACGGCCACCTCGAGACGTTCGGCGGCGGCAACCGGCAGATCCTCGTCGGCACCGGCTCGAACTCGTCGCCCCAGTACGCGTTCTACAGCGGCACGAACCACGGCTTCTACCTCGGATCGTCGGTCCAGCTCTCCACGAACGGCACGAACACGTGGGGCTGGGACGTCAACGGCAAGGTGACGTCGGCGCCGTCGGCGACCAGCTCGGGCGTCGTCGCCGGCTTCCTGTTCACCGACCCGGCGAACACCGGCCACACGACCACGGCGGAGTACCCCGCGGTCAAGTGGGACCTGTCGTCCACCCAGACGTGGGCTGCCGGCAGCATCACCAACCAGCGCTCCTTCCAGATCCTCGCGCCGACCATCGCGTTCGCGTCTGGCTCGAACACCGTGACGACGGCCGCGACGCTCTACGTGTCGGGCGCGCCGGCGCAGGGGAGCAACGCGACCATCACGAATAGCTACGCGGCGTGGTTCGCGGCGAAGATCCGCGTGGACAGCGCGGTCGCGATGGGCGGTGGCTCGGCGCCGACGCTCGGCACGATCGGCGGTTCCGGCCCCCAGACGGCAGCCCAGAACGAGTGGATCGAGATCGACTCCCAGAACGGGAAGCGCTACGTGCCGGCCTGGGCATGATCGGCCTGACCTCGTGGGCGCGACGCGTATAGTCAAGAGGCAGAGGAGGTCTTCCATGCACCTGATCGACAAGGTCCCGCAGGACGTCCAGCTCACCGCCATCTCCAGCTCGCAGCCCATGACCGACGAGGCTGGCAAGCCGCTCGCCCCGTGGGGCATGGCCGACGTGTTCCAGGAGCTCGTCGTGCGCCACGCGACCCCGACCACCTGGGGCAAGGGGCGCGAGGCGGCCAAGACCGTGAAGCGCCTGGCGGCGGCCTTCCGCGGCGCCCGCGCCGGCGAGCCGCTCGAGCTCGAGAGCGCCGACGCCGAGAAGCTCATCAAGTTCGTCGACACCTGCGAGACGTGGCCGATGGCCATCGCCGCGCAGTGTGCCGACCACCTGGACGCGATGGCCGGCGCCCGGGAGAAGAAGTAAGCCGTGAGCGGCCTCGCCGCCGGCCTCGCCTTCGCCCTCGGCGGCGACGACAACGTCGTCGTCACGGCGGACGAGGCGCAGGCCGCGGCGGTGCCGCGGGTCCGCAACATCTACGTGGACCCCGAGACCGGCCAGTTCATCCTGTCGCCCACCGGCAACCTCGCGCTCGTCGCCGACAACGAGGCCATCAGCCAGGCCATCAAGCAGGCCGTGGCCACGTACCTCGGCGAGTGGTTCCTGGACGAGACCATCGGCGTGGCGTGGGTGCAGTCGATCCTCGTCAAGAACCCGAACCTGGCCGTCGTCAAGGAAGTCATTCGCGAGGCCATCGCGGGCGTCCAGGGCGTAGCCTCGGTTGACCAGCTCAACGTCGTCTTCGACAAGGTGAGCCGCGGCCTCGCGTACACCTTCGCGGCGACGAGCGACCTGGGGCTCCTCGTCAGCCGCACCTTCCAAGTGGGGACGTCATGAGTTTCGGCCTCCTGACCACCGGCTTCGTGCCGAAGACGCTCACCGACATCAAGGCAGACCTGGAGGCGGCCTTCCAGGCGGCCTTCGGCGAGTCCATCGACCTGGCGCCGCAGGGCCCCTTCGGCCAGATCATCGGAATCCTCGCCGAGCGGTACGCGGAGCTCTGGGAGGTCGCGCAGGCGGTCAACGCCGCCTTCGACCCCGACGCCGCGTCCGGCACGCGCCTGGTCGCCATCTGCGCCCTCACGGGCACGGTGCCGCGGTCGGCCACGGCGTCGACCGTCGTGGCCACGTTCACGGGCACCCCCGGCACGTTCCTCAACTCGGGCCGCACTGCCAGCGTCGCCGTGACCATGGTCCGCTTCGACACGACCCAGTCGGCCACCATCCTGGCGGCGACGGCGTGGGCCGCGCTGTTCGGCTACGTCCTCGGCGACCGCGTGACCAACGGCGGCAACATCTACGTCTGCGTCACCGCGGGCACGTCCGCGGGCTCCGGCGGCCCGACCACGACCGCCGCGGACATCACGGACGGCACCACCCACTGGAAGTTCGTCGGCGCGGGGACGGGCTTCGTCGACGTCCCGGCGGCGTGCGAGGTGACCGGCCCGGTGCCCGCCGTGACCGGGACGCTCGTCAACATCGAGACACCCGTGGCTGGTTGGTCGGCGGTCAACAACCTCGCCGACGCGGTCCTCGGGCGCGCCGTCGAGACGGACGACCAGCTCCGCGCCCGGCGCCAGCAGGAGCTCGCCGGGACGACGTCGGGCACGGTCGACGCGCTCCGCACCCACGTCCTCGAGGGCGTGACTGGCGTGACCACCTGCCTCGTCTTCCAGAACGACACGGACTCCACCAACGGGGACGGGCTCCCGCCGCACTCGGTCGAGGTCCTCGTGCTGGGCGGCGCCGACCAGGACATCCGCGACGCCATCTGGGCGAACCTCGCCGCCGGCATCACCACCTACGGCAGCACGACCGGGACGGTCACGGACGCGGAGGACGGCAGCCAGACCTACGAGGTCGACTTCAGCCGGCCGACGACCCACGACATCTACGCCGACTGCCGCTACACCTACGACGCCGCGACCTTCCCGGCCGACGGCGACGCGCAGGTCCAGGCGGCCCTGCTCGCGTTCGGCGAGGCCTTCCAGGTCGGCCAGGACGTCGTGTCGAGCCGCCTCGGAGCCCAGGTCTTCCGGATCCCCGGCCTCCTCGACGTCACGCACATGTACATCGGGACGTCCCCGTCCCCGGTGACGACCACGACCATCACGATGGGGCTCCGCGACCTGGCGGTCTTCGACTCGAGCCGCATCACCAGCACGGGTACACCGGGGACGCCGTGACGCTCGCGCACCAGACCGACCACGCCGGGGCCGCGCTGGCCCGAGTCCTCGAGCAGTTCAAGGCCACCCAGGGCCTGGCAGACGTTCTCGTGGCGGCGTCCGCCCAGGCCCAGGAGGTCGAGGACGCCCTCTGGGATCTCTACACGGCGACGGGCATCTACGGCGAGGGTGCCCAGCTCGACGTCGTCGGGAAGATCCTCGGCG